ATGAGGATTGCTAACGGTGGCTGAGCAAACATCTCTGCGCCAGTTTATTCCTGAGCCTACTACGTCATTGATGAGCGTAGAGGGCTTGTCTGGCTACACACAGCAGAATCCTTTACCAGTTGATGAGAGGGACAGACAGGAAGCCGCAAGGGAGCTGAGCCGCAGAGGCATAACAGCGCAGGCTCCTGTGCCGTCCAATCAGAGCGTGATGGCTGCGCCTAAATCAATCAATCCGTTCAATCCTGCGTTCAGAGAGACCGCAAGATCAGCTCTAAATGACTTCTTTGGCGGTAGCAATATTGCAGGCAGAGAAGGCTATCGCACAGGCCAGCTAGTAGATACTGCGGTAGGAGCGATGGACTTCATTCCCGGCGTAGGCGATGCGGTTGGTGTAGGAGACCTGCGTCAGTCTATTGGCTCGGGTGATCTGATAGGCACTGCTATAGACACCACGGCTTTGGCGGCTGGCATGATTCCCGTTGTTGGCGATGCTGCGGCAAAGGTTATTAAAAAGATAGGCGATAAGCCTTTACGCGGCGCTCCCAGCACACCAAACATCCCAAATGTAGGGACTGTCAGGATTGGGCAGAATCCAGAGGCAGAGGCTGCTGCGGTCAGGGCAACAGAGGCGGCGGGAGTGCCTTACACTTCGTTGAGAAGATATGTTCAGGTAAACCCAGAGATAGCAAGCACTGCTGCAAGGGAATACGATATAATGCAGCACACGCCTGACGATCCAGTAGTTGCGAGCGCGTACAACAGAATGATTGAGGAAATGATGCCTCAATATGATGCGATGCTGGAAGCTGGTGTAAACCCTTACTTTATGAAGCCGGGTGTAGACCCGTATGCAAATAGCCCATACGAAGCGCTGATAGATGTTTATGACAATAAAAGGCTTGCGGTATTTCCTTCGGTAGAGGGATTTGGCTCAAACCCAAATTTTGATCCCGGCGGGAATCCACTATTAAGGGACTCTGGCAGGCTTCTTGGAGGGCAGCCAGCAACCTACAACGACATATTCAGGGCTGTCCACGATTATTATGGTCACGCTAAGCCCGGTGTTGGATTCAGGGCGATGGGCGAAGAGAATGCCTATCAGTCACACGCAGGTATGTTTAGCCCAGAGGCTAGAAGGGCTGTAGCCAGCGAAACAAGAGGCCAGAACTCTTTTCTGAACTTTGGGCCGTATGGCGAAGCAAACAGAACCGCAAACATAGAAGACACAATATTTGCTGACCAAAAGACAGGTTTAATGCCCAGATATGTTTCTGAGGCCGGTTTGGTAATTAACGATGATAAGCGACAAAGATTTTTCGATACTCTGCAAGCGGGCGAGAGCGGGCTTCAAGGAGCAATCACGGACGATGGAAAGCTCAGGCTCATCCACTACAGCCCAAGAGAGATCGAAAGAATTGACCCAGAGCGATACGGAAGAAACTTATCTGGAAGAACCCGAGCAGAACAGAACAGAGCCAGAGGAAACCCAGATTTCGTCAAAAGATCGTATTATGGTGTTCCTGCATCACAAAATCCATACAGACCCGAGAGCGGAGTAGGACGAATCAGTTATGAGATCGAGGTAGAGCCAGAACTCATGTACGATTTAAGGGCTGACCCAGATAACATCAGATCAAAAGCTAAAGGCGTTACTGAATACGAAAAGCTGATATCTAACAGCGGTTACACTGGGTATTACATTGACGATTCAAAGCTGGGCAAGGTTGCAGCAATATTTGACCCGTATGACGTTAAGAAAGTTTATACCGTTCCTCTCGTTGCCATAGGCGCACTAGGAATGATGGGTAAGGAGGATCAACAGCCAGATTCATAAATCTATATCAAAATATTTTGATACAGGTATATTGCTTGCAAAATCACAATATGTGGTATAGTTAGGCTACAGCGAACTCCACGCTTACTTGGAGGCACGGAACGTCACCGTTTATTTGACGGCATTTACGGAAGGTAAGATGGAACAGGAAGATATTGTCGATGAGGCTGAAATAGAGCTTGAAGACGTAGAAACCGAAGGTCAGGAAACTGGCTCCGACTCATCACCGGATACTGAGGAGGCTCAGGAAAAACAAACCAAACCTGTCTTTGACCATAGGCAGCAAGAGGCGTTTGATAAAGCTATAGCTGAGAAAGTTTTCAAGCTCAGGGAAAAAGAGCGAGAAGCTGAAGAGCTAAAACAGCGTTTATCAAGCCTTGAGCAGCAGATGCCAAAGCAGGAAAGGCCAAACGTGCCGAAGGAGCCGGACCCGTATGCCCTGAGTGATCAGGAGTATCAGCAACAGCTCCGAATGCGCGATGAAGCCATAGCTAGACAGGCTGCATTTGATGCACAGCAGCGCTTCCAACAACAGGAAGCACAGCGTTTGCAACAAGAGCAGGCAATGAAACAGCAGGAGGCTTTGAACGAGAAGGTATCTACCTACTCGCAGCGAGCTGTCCAGCTTGGTATTACGAATGAAGAGTTACAGGCAGCGGGTAATTCTGTTGCCGCGTTTGGCATCTCAGATGATGTAGTCAACTATATTTTAGAAGACGATCTGGGACCAGCTATAACAAAGTACCTCAGTCAGAACGTAACCGAGCTAGACACCATCCGGTCTATGAGTCCGGCGCAAGCTGCGGTGAGGATAGCAACTCATGTACGAGAAAAGGCTGCTGCATTGAAACCTAAAGTAAATGCCGCTCCTGATCCGGTTAATCAGCCAGCAAAAGCTGGTGTTGCGCCTAAAGCGCGAGGACCGAAGGGGGCAATGTTCGAATGAATGAGGTAATCCGAAAATGGCTAATAATCTTAATAGCAATATTACCCGGAAAGTGGCCCGTGTCTTTTTAGAGGCATTCGAGTCCAGCCGGGTTGTTACTAAAACCGTTGACACTCAACTCCTGAGTGGCAAATTCAACCCATCAAGTGGTAGCAATGTAGACTTCAAGCGTCCACACGACTACAACTCTATCCGTACTTCTGGCGGTAATATTTCATCCGCTACAAAGTCAGACATCATTGCTGGTAAAGCAACTGGTACTGTACAGAACTACTTCACCGTAGCCACTGAGTGGGGAAACGTCGAAGAGGCTCTGGAACTCGACCAGTTGGAGCAAATCCTTAACCCAATGGCACGACGAATCGTAACCGATTTGGAGATTGACCTTGCGAGCTTTATGCTCAAGAACGCATCTCTGAAGTATGGTGCTCACGGTCAGGCTGTTGATGCTTGGGGAGATGTAGCTGGTGCTGGTGCACTGATGGATTCTATCGGCGTACCTGCTGCTGCAGAACGCTACTACCTGATGAACCCTTTCACAACTAGCGCACTTGCTAACATCCAGCAAGGTCTGAACGCTTCAGATCAGTTGGTTCGCACCGCTTGGGAGAATGCACAGGTATCGCAGAACTTTGGTGGTATGCGAGCCCTGACATCTAACGCTCTTTCTAGCTTTACTGCTGGCACTGGCGCTGACCGTGCGGGTACTCTGTCTGCAGCTCCTGACGCAACTTATGTCACGGCTAAGGACACTATGACTCAGACTATTGCCGTTACTGCTCTCCAAGCAAATATGGTAGTGAAGGCTGGTGATATGATTACAATCGCTGATGTGAACCGTCTAAACCTAGACACTCGCACAGCTATGATTGACGCTTCTGGCGCTAATGTGCCCTGGACAGGCGTTGTAACTGCTGACGTTACTCTTAACGGCAGTGGCGCTGGTAACCTTGTTGTTGCTGGTCCTGCGATCTATGAGGCCAATGGTCAGTACAACACTGTTGACGCTGCACCTGCTAACGGTGCCGTAGTTACTGTCCTAAGTGCTTCAGCTACCCTGTACCAACCAAACTTGTTCTTCACTAAGCAAGCATTTGGAATGGGTACTGTGAAGCTGCCTAAGCTCTACTCCACTGACACTATTGCGACTACTGAAGACGGTATGAGCATTCGAGTTAGTAAGTACGCAGATGGTGATGCCAACACCCAGAAGATTCGTTTTGACTTGTTGCCTGCATACGCAACATTCAATCCGTTTATGGCTGGTCAAGGTTTCGGCGTAGCATAACTCTCCATTGAGATTAAGGGAGCTTCGGCTCCCTGTTTTTTATGCCAAAACCGAGAAAGGGCAAAGCTAAAGTTAAGGTCACTAAAAGTGGCAAGCGAGTCTCCTACGGGCAGGCTGGTGAAGCTAAAGGAGGTGGTCCGAGAGTCAAGCCGGGTACAAGTAAGGGTGATTCCTATTGTGCCCGGTCTCTTGGCATCAAGAAAAGATTGCCAAAAGAAAAGCAGAACGATCCCAATACTCCTAACAACTTGAGTCGCAAGCGCTGGAAGTGTAAAGGCGCTAAGTCGATGAAGAGCAAAGGTGCTAAGTATGAGTGATGGTCTATATTCCAACATCCACAAGAAGCGGAGAAGGATAAAGCGGCAAAGAGCGCAGGGCAGAACACCTGAGCGCATGAGATCGCCGGGAAGCGCTGGAGCGCCTACTGCTGGCGCATTCCGACAGAGTGCGAGTACTGCTAAGAAGAAAGGACCAACATTCGAATAATGGCTACTGTCGCGCAGGTTGCAAAGGCATCCTTACAAAGAATTCTAGTACAGGCCAGCGAAGCACCGCTGCAGCCTGATGAGTATAATGATTTCATATTTTCTATGAATAACTACATGACCGAGCTAGACGCTCAGGGTATCCAGTTAGGGTACACAGAGGTCTCAGACTTAGGTGATGACGTAACGATTCCCTCAGGCGCCCTGAGAGGCTTGATTGCCAATATGGCTATAGAGGTTGCGCCTGACTATAACGGCGTGATCTCTCAAGGCTTGGTGAAGGCTGCGCGGGATGGTTTTAACACAATGCGCCTGTTAGGGCAGACATTAGGTAAGAGCAAGAATCCTGCAACACTGCCGATTGGTTCAGGCAACGAAGATACGTTGTTTGGCTTTCCCGGACATTTTTACCCAGAGTCTGAAGAAGAAATATTGGCCGAATCTACTGGCGCGATAGGATTGGAGTTGAATACAAATGGTTGATAGATCGCAGGGCAGGAAAAAGTCAGATTTTGTTGCGAAGACTTCGGTAGACGCTGGCGCGTTTATGGATTATTTCGTAAACGGCACAAACTACAAGATCACATACGCTAACTTTGTTGGCGGGCTCGGTGTTACAGGATCTATCACGCAATCTGGTGCAGCTACCGGGATTGCAGTATTAGACATTGATGGCTCAGTAAACAAGATCAGAAACATCGAGAGCGGCGCTGGCATATTGGCTAGCGTATCTTCCCAGAACGGTATAGAGCTAAAGCATAACTTTTCCGCTGATTCTACTGGTAGACCTCTGCTCCTAAACACTACTGATGCTACTCCTGATATAGCCAGCATTGTTGGAGGTGACGGAATAACCGCTACTTCAACAAACAACTACGTCACGCTCTCAGCAGACGCTTTGCCGTATGCTCAGGTGCATATTCAGGGCAACTCTACCGCAACGACCATTGGAACGGCAGGAACGCCAGTTAAAGCCGCAGGCACGTTTACGGTGGGTATACAGTCAGGTTTTACCGGAGACACTACTGGCAAGATTGTCTACAACGGAACAACGACTAGAGTAGTTGCTGTCCACGTTACCGCTACTATTAAGCCTGCGTCTTCAAACAATCAAGACTTGTTTATACAGCTTGCGAAGAATGGCACGGTAGAGGCTGGATCTAAAATCGTTAGAGAAGTAGACACGGCACAAACAGCAAACTGCTCTACGTTTTTCAATGTGTCCTTAGCTCAAAATGATTACGTTGAATTGTATGTTGGCAACGCGACCAGCACAGATAATGTGGTAGTTACTGATGCAATTCTTGGATTAGTTAATTAATGCCAAAAGTCATCCTGCCAATAGCTAACGGGTACTATGAGAGCGATTCTCTGCCGATATCAGCGCAGGAATGCACTAACTTATACCCAAACATAGCTCAGGCTCCTGCGTTGAATCAGGAGACTCTCTTCGGCACTCCCGGACTTACTCAGGTTGCTAGCGCAAGTGAATTAGATAACTGCCGTGGCGCACATGAGATGAATGGTGTGCCTTACTTTTTGATCGGCGGTCACCTGTACAGTATGGCAGAGGACTACACTCTTACAACAAGAAGCAATGTGGCGATAGGTGGTAGTGGCAGGGTGTCAATGGCTGACAACGGAACGC